TTTATATCAAGGGGTATATATTTTTCAACAGTAGAAATATGATCTCTCTTGAGTGCCGTAAGATACGCAATTAATTTCTTAGTAGATCCACTTGACAAATGATCTAAAATAGCCTGGACAATCTTTGAATCTGCCATGGGAATAAATAGAAGAAGACTTATGATTTCTTTTTGATCTTCGTGGGAAAGATGTTTAAGATAGTATGCGTGAAATAAGTTTATTTTACTTAGATGATTACTTGTAATTATTTCATTAAAGAATGAGACTTTTTGTAGATCAGAATAGATTGGCATGTCTGATCTTGTTGATTTACTTACTGAAGTTGGCCGACTATTCAATTTTTTCGTATTATTCTTTAGAGTCTTATTTACCCTTGGCATAGCTTTTAAGATGCCTTCTGGCATAGCTTTTAAGATGACCTCTGGCATAGCTTGTAAGGTAACACCTCTTCCACCAGTCTTTTTACTAAGACTATTTATAAGAAGGTCTTCTACAGACTCCTTTGATGATCCTTCTAAGGCTGCCATATATACACCCATGGCAAGTATACCAGAATAGATTAGATTCATTGTAATATTTATAAGAGGTATATATCTAGTTTCATTTGTTCCACCTCTTTGTTTCTTTGTCTTACGTTTACCACCTCTACCGATGCCTTCAAGGAATTTTAACGCATTTACTTCAGCATAGGCCTCAGGAGCAGGATGATATACAGGTCGGGCAGCAGGCCTAGCTGGAGGAGCAACCGCCGCAGCTCTTACATTAGCTACTGATGGACCAAGTGGACGAAGAGCAACAAATGGGCGAACTGGTGGTTTAGGAGCTTCTGGAGCTCCTCGAGCAACTAGATTTCTAGGAACTCTAGGATCAAGTAATGCTCTAAGGGCTTCTGGATCTCTAAGAGGAACTCTTGGTGGCATTAGAAGTCTAACAGGAGCTCTAGGAGCATTCACAGGAGCTCTAGAAGCATTCACAGGAGCATTTCTAGGAGCATTCCTAGGAGCATTTCTAGGAGCATTCACAGGAGCATTCCTAGGAGCATTCCTAGGAACATTCACAGGAGCTCTAGGAGCATTCACAGGAGGTGGTAAAGGAAAGAGCGTAGAAGGATTCTCTAGAATAAATGTTTTTGCTTCTGCTAATACACTCGCATGTGTTTTAGCAAGATCATTAATAATTTTATTAATTTCAGCACTGCTTTTTTGTAATAAAAAATATAGAAGAATTAAATTGTCTTTTACATCATCGGAGCTAATTGGACAACCAGGCTTTCCTAGAGCCATTCCAGGATAAACCTGAATATTTGCTGGGACACCATTTAATATACTTAACTCGGTATAAGGTTCTTCATCACCTTCAACCTTTATAAAACTAACTGCTCCAGTAAAAACTGCTCTATTGTAATGCTTGAATAGTTTAATAATATTAATATGGTAAGGGCGATATTTAGGATGTAAAGCAGTAAGTAATGCAGATATACGAGTTAAGAATTGGTTTCCATTAATTGTAGTGGTTCCTATATTTACAGGAGTTATATCATCGTTTCCATAAATTGTATCTTTTTCAATAGCAAGAGCATATGTATCTCCAGTGATGGCTGTTTCTAAGAAGATCTTAGGCATATTTGACCTATCATTAAAATATTCATTATATACCTTTTCTAATATATCTAATATACGCATCACCCTGTTACGAGCTGTCTCTCTAGGCTGTGTATGTAATACCGGATTATAAGACCAGGCTTTATTTTCATCATAGTTTGATAAAATACTTTCTATATCTATAGGTCTATTAAATCGTCTTCCTCTATCTGTTAAAAAATTATATTCTGGAGGATACGCAAACCATGGGCCAATCTTTTCTCTAGATCTTTCTGAATAAGGTGCGGTATCAGATCTTGTATTATATGGTTTACATACTCCAAAATCAATGAGTGAAATTCTTCCTGTTAATGAAGAGATAAGCATATTATTCCCTTTAAGATCATTATGTATCATGCCTGTATGAAATAAGGCAAGTAGTTCAAGAGATTGTATAAATGAACTTAATCTTAGATATCTCTTTTTATAGAGAGTATCTCCTAGATAATTCATTTTGATCACTGGATAATAGCCATGTAGTGTCTTATGTACTGGAGTGTATAACTTAGAACCCTCGTAATTAGGTGATTCACAAATCTGACTTGGAGATACATCTGAAAATGGATAGACTTTACTTACTGTTCTAATAACACCACCTGGACCCTTTACATTAATATTATCAGTATATCCTCTAACTAGAATATCTTTTGAACTAAGATCAATGCCAAATACTGAAGACATTGTAGGAAAATCTCCACATCGTCTTATTACTTCTTTATGACTTATTTTTTCTTCATTATATGTTCTAGATGTATTAACACTTATTATACCATCACTTCCAAAGAATTTTGTAACGATCGTAGGCTCTTCTGGTCCTCCTGGTCCTATGCCGTAATTGCTATAAATACATCCATATCCAGCGGTTGTTATATATTTAGGGTGTTCTGTCAATGCCATCTAATTTTAGAAGATAATTTTCAAATTATGAAACTGGGGACATTGTCCACACTTTCGTAATTCGTTGAAATATTTTGTGACACACAGTTTAATTGGAGTAGGCAAGTCCGCCCATGCCAGACATGATACGGAGCACGTTGTAGTTTGTCGCATACACACGGACCGTCGCTGATGTGGCCGTGCCAACAGCGTTGTTGGAGACCGTGAGGAGGAGTGTTGTGTTATCAATGCGTGACAAGTTGCATGTGCCTGAGGGCTGGTGCTGCTCGGGCTGGAGAGCGAAGGAGTAGACGTTGATGCCGACGGCGGGGACGTTCGTGTGGTGCTGGTAAGGCTGGACCTCGTTGAAGTAGCGTCCCTCGCGAACCTGGAAGCGATCGTGACCGTTGAGCTGGAGGAGAGCTGTGACCGTGGGGTTGTTGCCCGCAAGACCCTCGACGCGTGTGACTGAGTAGCCAGACTCGAGCACGGCGCGGTCCCACCAATCGGAGTAGTTGAAGGGCTGCTGGCCCTTCCAGGGGGCGATGACGTTGTCGTCGCATGAGACGAATGAATCGCGCTGGACAACCCAGATAAGCTCCTTACAGGGGTGGTTGAAGTTGAGCTTGAGCTTGTTGGATGATGATGTGATTGACTCACCGCCCGTGAACTGGAGTGTCTCGATGAGATACTCGTGGGAGACCTGGGCGAACTTGCGGCGCTCATCCGTGTCGAGGTAGATGTAGTCAACATAGAGAGACGCGGCGACAAGGCCGGCCGCTGAGACACGGTCGCGGACTGTGTGGACGTTTGAGAGGACAGGTGTCTGGTCGAAGCAGAGGTTGTTGATCGTGTTGAACTCGAGGTTGATGCGGACCTCGTGGTACTGGAGCGCGATAAGAGGAAGCGCGAGGCCAGGGTTGCGGTTGAACCAGAACTGAAGAGGGATGTAGAGTGTGTATTCGGGTGAGCAGGCAAGTGACTCTGATGAGGCATTGGGCTCGCCGCCGGCACAGTAGTTGTCGCAGGGCTCGCCGCCCTGGACTAGGAGATTCACGAGCTGGGGCACATTGCCAACCATCTTGGCATAGCCGGCCTGCTTGCCAGGCTCCTGTGTAAGCTCATTCCAGATCTGGAGCCAGTCACCGTAGTGCTTGTCGATGCGCTGTCCACCGATTTCGAGCTCGACGTTCTTGACCAAGTTGTGGCCGACCCAGTTGAGCCAGCGGAACTGGGCACCAGAGCCATCAGTTGACTGGAGTGTCACTGAGGGGAGTGTCGCCTGGAGGTAGATGCGGTAGATCAAGTCGCCATTGCGCTGGATCGTGCATGTAACCTTGCGACCGAAGCCAGGGGAACCGTTGAAGGGGTTCTCGATTGACTCCATCGCGAAGTTCGTGTGGCGACGGTAAACGACCTTAAAGAAGGTGATCTGGGGATTTCCCGTTAAATAAACGTCCTGCGCGCCATAGGCAACAAGTTGCATAAGACCCCCTCCTGTCATGTTATACCCTGATAAGAGAAAAAAAATCTGGAAGTTTGTAAAAATTGCCAGATTACAAAAATCAGCCGGGGAGTAATTTTAGATCAGACTGGATAATTTAAGTTATACTTAGCCATAATTTTTTATCTGAATCTTTATTTTTTATCATTATATATCCATATTTCATATTTGTACCCTGCCTTTACAGTTGCTAATGCCTTCTCTTCGACATTTCCTCGCTTTAATTTTAGTGTCCATTCAGATTTAACTTCAATTATCTTATTCTCTGATTTTATAAAGAAATCTGGAAAGTATACATGTTTTATATGATCTATGTAGTAATTAATAATTGGAATATTTGATCGTCCTATTCCAAGATCTTCCTCATCAT